GAAATCATTGTTGTCAATTTATGTGGCAGTTACTGAATTATGTTGATGCCTTTTTGGCATCGTTTTCATCACAGCAAAAGCCAGGAAGACAAAAAATGGGTGTAGCACAATTATGAAATCTTATTTAACTCATCATAAATTTCTTCCTTCATAGTGAAATAAAAAAGTCACAGGTACTTAATATCACCCACTGTTTTCAATAATCAGACTTAATCTATTCCAAACTAAAATAATGAAAAACTTGCTATGAGCATATAAAAATGTCGGTTCTGTAACATTATTAAAAAATCCATCTTGAATCACTTTATTAATTAATGATAAGAATAAAATAAAAATTATTTCCACAAACCAAAAAATATCCATCATGAATAATAACCTTTAAAAATCAGGTTATTGCGGTAGCCATACCCATATTTTCAATGCTAGTAAAAAAACGATAGAGCTTTTCTTAGATTTTAAACATCAATAACTAATAAAGGAAGAATCATGGCTATAACTCCAGAACAAATCGCTGTTGAATATCCCATTCCTACTTATCGGTTTGTTGTTTCAGTCGGTGACGAACAAATCCCATTTAACAACGTTTCCGGGCTTGATGTTCATTATGATGTCATCGAATATAAAGATGGCATCGGTAATTACTATAAAATGCCGGGCCAACGTCAATCGATCAATATTACCCTGCGTAAGGGGGTCTTCCCTGGCGACACCAAACTGTTTGACTGGATTAATTCTATTCAACTTAATCAAGTTGAGAAGAAAGATATTGCAATTAGCCTGACCAATGAAGCTGGCACCGAAATCTTAATGACCTGGAACGTGGCGAATGCATTCCCAACGTCATTCACCTCCCCCTCTTTTGATGCCACCAGCAATGAAATCGCTGTTCAGGAAATAGCACTGACAGCAGATCGTGTAACCATTCAAGCAGCTTAATAAGGAGAGATTTTATGACCACAATAACAACCTACCCCGGTGTTTATATTGAAGAAGACGCTTCGCTGTCACTCTCCGTTAGTTCCAGTGCAACAGCAGTGCCTGTTTTTGCTGTCGCAGGTGACAATCCATTAATATCAGGTAAACCCTATATTCGCATTAGTAACTGGCTGGAATATCTGACACTAAAAAATGAACAATTTGATCCTGCCAATACACTTGATATCTCACTGCGCGCTTATTTTATTAACGGTGGTGGATATTGCTATCTGGTCCAAACCACAGATTTAGAAAAACAAGTTCCAAAGCTGGATGATGTCACATTGCTGGTTGCTGCCGGAGAGAATATTACTACTGCTGTAAGTACACTTTGCAAACCGGGCAAAGGTTTATTTGCTATTTTTGATGGTCCTACCACAGAGTTAAAATCCGATGGCACATCCAACAGCGATTATGACCCAAATCCTTTTGCTGCCGTTTACTACCCCTGGTTAACCGCCGATTGGACTACTACTATCGATATTCCCCCAAGTGCTGCTATTGCTGGTGTCTATTGCTCTGTCGATAGCACCCGTGGCGTGTGGAAAGCACCGGCTAATGTCCCTATTCAAGGGGGATTACAACCTAAATATCCGGTAACCGATGACCTGCAAGCACAATACAACCAAGGTAAAGCACTAAATATGATCCGCACCTTTCCTAAGAGCGGCACACTGGTATGGGGCGCTCGTACTCTTGAGGACAACGATAACTGGCGTTATATCCCTGTTCGACGCCTGTTTAACAGCGCGGAACGGGACATTAAAAACGCCATGAGCTTCGCGGTGTTTGAACCCAACAGCCAACCAACTTGGGAACGGGTACGCAGTGCCGTCAATAACTATCTGTATAGTTTGTGGCAGCAAGGTGGTTTAGCGGGAAATAAACCAGATGACGCTTACTTTGTTCAAATTGGCAAAGATATCACCATGACCGATGACGATATCAAACAGGGAAAAATGATCATCAAAATCGGTATGGCAGCGGTTCGTCCAGCAGAGTTCATTATCTTGCAGTTTACACAGAACACCGCTCAATAATTGGAGGCAACATGCCAACAATACCAACTTATCCTGGTGTCTATATTGAAGAAGATGCGTCATTAAACCTTTCTGTTAATCAGGGGAACACGGCAATACCCGTTTTTATTGGCTTGTTTTCGCCAAAAAACACCAACCTAAAATCACAAGTAACACGCGTTAATAGCTGGCTGGATTTTACTAATCTGTTCAATGCGGGTTGTATTGCACCAATCACAATTAAATCAACAAAACGGGCTTCAATGCCTGCCCCAACTCTTTTAGAGAACGTTAAAGGTGATACAGCAGTTGTTGCTACTCCTGGTATCTCTGTTGATGCAGACAATAAAGATCCCACTTACACTTACAAGGTAATAGTTAACTACACGACCAGTAGTGATGCCCTAAAACTTTATTTCCAAAATGGTGGCGGGCCTTGTTATATCCTGCCACAACTAGATAGGTTAACTCAGGGATTTCTGGACTCAATCCCTGAGTTAATTAAGCAGGCTTTAGAAATTACCTTGATCGTCTGCCCTGAATGGGATTCTGGTTACCAGAGCAAAATATATAACAGTCTGACATCTTCATTATTAAATGCCGGCTATTTCCTTATCGCTGACAACCAGGATAAAAACACTGCACTCATTACTGAAGTAGCATCACAAACTGCGACGTATTATCCGGCAGTTAAAGTCTCACAACTTATCCAAGCAGAAGATAGCCAGATAGCAGTATCAGGTTATGAAGATGCAAAAACAAAATCCGATGAAGTCAAAAACCTGGCGCAACTCAAAGAGAAAAACCCAACTGTCTACCAACAAGCGGTTCAAAAAATACAGGCAATACAGGACGAAATAGCCGCCAACGGCAACATCATTCCTGTCAGTGCTGTCATGGCTGGCATATATTGTGCCACTGATGCCAGCCGTGGCGTCTGGAAAGCGCCGGCTAATATTGTACTGAGTGGGATCAGTGATGTGGCCGAACGGCTTACTGATGATGAACAAGGAGAGATGAATTCCAAAGGCATCAACGCTATTCGCTATTTCAGCCACAAAGGCTTTGTCGTATGGGGCGCACGTACTCTGCAAAACGATGACAACTGGCGTTACATTCCCGTTAGGCGTCTCTTTAATGCGGCAGAACGGGATATCAAGCAGGCCATGCAATCCGTTGTCTTTGAACCCAATAGCCAACCCACCTGGGAACGCGTGAAGTCAGCCATTGACAACTATCTTTATTCCTTATGGCAACAAGGGGCATTAGCGGGAAATAAACCTCAAGAAGCCTACTTCGTTCAGATAGGTAAAGATGTCACCATGTCTGACGACGACATTAAACAAGGGAAAATGATTGTCAAAGTGGGCATGGCCGCGGTCCGTCCGGCTGAATTTATTATCCTTCAGTTTTCACAACAGGTAGCACAGTAATCGTACTGAGGCGCGGTTAAACACCGCGTCTATTCAGTCGTTAAGGAGATGATAATGGAGATAACACAGCCGAGCGTCACCATCACAGAAAATCTGATATTCCCAAAGCAAAATGACTCGTTTATCGGTATACCGGTTTTTATCGGTTATACCTCATCGCCGGTCGATAAAACCGCTATCAAGCTCCACAGCCTGGCCGATTTCGCCCGGTCATTTCCTGAGTCAGGATTAATGTACTATTCCGTGCGCCATTTCTTTGAAAACGGCGGTCAGCAAGCTTATGTGCTGTCACTGGGTACGGAGCAACAATTAAGCGATTTTTCGTCATTAATCACTGCGCTGCAACAAGCGTGGCTGGCACAAACGATTGCCGCAGAGAACGACATTACCCTGATTATCACCCCAGATGTTATCCGCTTTGATCAGACAGAAATCTCCGATACTCAACGCGATCTCTGGTTACAACTTTGGCAATCGGTGCTCAATCTTTGCAAGAGCCGGCGCGGTATCATGGGGTTATTGGATGCCCCAGACGATCCCACATTAGCCGCTAAGTGTTTACAACAGTTTTCTTCCGCTGATCGACAATGGGGCGTCGTATACTGGCCGCTGCTAAAAAGTGCCTATCAGGATAATACACAAAACCCTATCGTGCTTTCACCAACCGCCGCAGTGGCTGCCGTCATCCAGCGTAACGATAACCAACAAGGCGTCTGGACCGCACCGGCCAACATCGCGTTAAGCAAAGTGATCAGCCCGGTACGCGCTTATATCGAAGCGAATGCCCTGTTTAACCCGGATGGCACCTCACTGAATCTGGTCCGCAGCTTTCCCGGCAAAGGCATCAGGATCTGGGGATGCCGAACGTTGGAAAATACCCACGACTCCCCCTGGAGTTATATTCAGACCCGCCGTCTGGTTTCCTATATCGAAGCTTATATGACTCAACTTGGCCGAGCCTTCGTCTTTGAACCCAACAACGCTATCACCTGGATGAAATTCAAAGGTCAAGCCCACAACTGGCTACGTCAGTTATGGCTAAAGGGTGGGCTACGGGGCACCCAAGAAGATCAAGCATTTGAAGTATTACTGGGCGTTGACGAATCAATGAGAGAAGCGGATCTGCGGGCCGGAAAGATGATCATCAAGATCAGACTGGCCGTGTTAATTCCGGCGGAATTCATTGAGCTGAATCTGACATTTGATACTCGTACCGGTACCATACCTAGCTAAACAGGGGCAAAATATGCATAACCTCTATACCCCGTCAGTATCACACCGTTTTATCGCCAGTTTTCTGTTTAACAATATCCCTAGCCCACTGGATATTGCCTTTCAGCGGATATCGGGCCTGAGCCGCGAACTGCAAACGACCCAATACAGTCAAGGTGGAGAAAACGCCAGAAATGTCTGGCTGGCCGAAAAAATCCAGCATGGCAGTCTGCATCTGGAACGCGGCGTCATGACGGTGACACCACTCACTCTGATGTTTGATCGCGTCCTGCGGGGCGAAAAAGCGGTTTATGCCGATGTCGTCATCATGCTGCTGAATGAAAATTCAGTCCCCGTGGCAAGCTGGACGCTAAGTAACGCCCTGCCGGTTCGTTGGTCCACCGGCGACTTTGATGCCAATAGCAATGCCGTCTTGGTGAATTCCCTAGAATTACGTTATCAGGATATGCGCTGGTTAGGAGTGAAAGTATGACTGTCGAAATTAAAGAATTGATTATTCAGGCAAAAGTTACCGATTCCGCAAGTGACTTATTGTCCCCGCGAACATTAGCCCAGGAGGCGCTGGATAATGCCCGTCTGATTGAGATGGTAAAACAGGAGGTGTTAGACGCATTGCGTGAAGCAGGAGGCCGTTATGAGCTTAATTGAACGCGGCTTGTCCAAACTCACCCTGACTGCCTTCAAAGACCGGGAGGGGAAAATTTCCGTGGGAAGTTTACAGGCGATGTATAACCCCGATGCCATTCAACTCGATTATCAAACCCATTATCAACAGGATGAAAGTGTTAACCATACCAGAAAAAGTAGTCACTATGTGTCATCGCCACCGGCTGGCTTGTCATTAGTCCTGCTGTTTGATGCTTCCATGCCAGGCAATAATATCCCAGTAGAAACACAACTGACGACCCTGAAAGCCTTATGCGCCGTTGATCCCAGCACCCATGTGCCCCACTTCCTGAAAATCAAATGGGGCAAAATGCGCTGGGAAAACAAAAGCTATTTCGCTGGCCGGGCCAGTGGCCTTACCATTAATTACACCCTGTTTGACCGGGACGCCACCCCACTGCGAGCCAGTGCCACTTTATCTTTGGTTGCAGACGAAAGCTTTGTTATTCAGGCTACTGAGCAGCAGTTAAAATCACCACCGGTCACCACAGTCAGTGTGACAGATATGCTCACCCTGCCGTTGATTGCCTTAGGCGCTGGCGCTTCTCTGGCAAGCGGCATTGATTATCTCTCCCTTGCCTGGCAAAACGATCTGGATAATCTTGATGACTTCACCCCAGGGCAAACACTGCAAGCACAGGAGAAGGCATGAAAATACCTGAGATAACCATCAAGATAAGCGGCAAAACCCTCAATCAATTTACGGCTATCAACCTGACAGTAAACCACTACATCAATGGTATTCCCTCGGTTAACATCACTCTGGGTATCGCCGGCGATGCTAACTATATTTTTGATGCCAAAGCACAGGCTGAACTGGCAAACTGCCGCCCCAATAATGAACTTATTGTACAGATCCAAAAAACCATATTGTTTAAAGGGATCATTGTTCGGCAAGCACTTAAGTTCAAAGGCCAGGATAGCCTGATGACCTTGACGGCAAAACATCCATTGCAAAAATTAACAGATGGCCTCCACTCACAGCTATTCAGCAAACAAAGTGATGAAGCGATTATCAAGAAGCTATTCAGTCAGGCCGGTATACAAACGACGATAAAACAGGCCCCTCAGCTCAAAACCGTGCATGAGCAAATGGTGCAATTTCGCTGTAATGACTGGACATTCTTAAAAAGCCGACTTATCGCCACTAATACCTGGCTGCTGCCCGGCAATGAAGTCGTTACACTGATAACACCTAAAGCGCTGAATCAATCAACTGTACATACGATCCATCAGAGCACCAACGATCAGGACATTGTACTGTTTGAAGCAAACTTGCAATGGGATAACCAGCGCAGCCCCAAAACGGTCAGTGTACAGTCCTGGGACATTACCCAACAAAAACTGTCTCAGACAATTCAGGTGAAGAATAGTGGGCTTGGCAGTAATAAACTAGCGGTAGACAGCATAACTACACTGACCAATCAAGACTGGCAATGGGTTTTTAACTACCCACTGGATAATGAGCAAGCTAAATATCTTGCTCAAGGCATTATGGATAACCTGCGAAGTGATAACGTCTCCGGTAGTTTTGAAGTCGAAGGTGATAGCTGCTATCAGCCGGGTGATGTCCTCGCGCTGAATGGCTTTGGTCAGGGGATGGATGGTCAAGGGATTATCACCGGCGTGAGCCAGATAATTAATCAGCGGCAAGGCTGGCGTACCCGGTTAACCTTAGGTATGCCGCCAGATGCAGAACAGGCAGTTCCTCCGGTTAAAGAGTTGCATGTTGGTATTGTTGAAAAATACCAACCAGACAGCCAGTCACTGGGACGTATTCCGGTCAAGATACCGGCGTTAAACTTAACCAACAGTGTACTTTTTGCCCGCCTGGGTAAGCCTTATGCCAGCCATGAAAGCGGATTTTGCTTCTACCCTGAACCAGGAGATGAGGTGATTATCGGTTTCTTCGAATGCGATCCGCGCTTCCCGGTGATATTAGGTTCCATGCACAACCCGAAAAATAAAGCTCCGGTAGAACCCAGTGAAAAAAACCCAATGAAAACCTTAGTCATCAAACAAGGAGATCATCAACAGGCCTTAGTGTTCAATAATCAAGATAAAACTGTCGCGCTCAATAGCGGAAAAAACACGTTATCTCTGCAACAAGATAAAGATATCACGCTTAATTCAGCTAACAACCTCATCACCAATGCTCAGGAAATTAAAATACAGGCCGAAAAATCCCTGTCCGCCTCAGGAAAATCGGGGGTAGATATTAAAGGAGCAAAGATTAACTTAACACAATAATAAGGCAATGAAATGACAAACAAAATATTAGCCGATATTTATGGTCGGGGCTGGGCATTTCCGCCACAGTTTTTTATAGGTGAACGTATTCCTTATGAAGATTATAGTAGTGATCTGAATAAATATCTGAGTGAAAAAAAAATCGAAGCTGAACAGATAGTGAAAATCCAAGCTTGTATAAAAGAGAGTGTAATGTGCTACGACTTCCACGCAAAAATCACATCTACTCAGGTAAGTAAGCAAACAAATTTACCTAATCCCCTGAATATATTGGTTACCTATACCTTAGGAGACAGCGAAATCAGCCAAAAAATTCAAGGTGTCCTTCGTGTTAGCCAAGATGATCCGCCACAGTTTTCTATAAAAGACAACTCTCGGACTGGCATAGCAATAGCAGAAGGCACCCAAAATGTTCTCCAGAGTATAAATATTCTTTTTCTGACGGAACCCGGTGAACGAATTATGCGTGAAGACTACGGCTGTGGTCTGAATGATTACCTGTTTGCCAATATCAGTGATGAATTGATGACAGACATTCAAACCCATATTGAAGAACGGGTATTACGCTATGAACCACGCGCAGAAATTACCTCGATTCAAGTGAACCAGAGAACAAACTTGCCCAGCACTCTACATGTTCAGGTTACCTATGCGTTGAGAGGCAGCGACATCAACCAACAGATTGAAGGCGTCCTTGAGGTTAATGAAGGCCGGGTACAGGTGAGCTTATGAGTAAACAACTGGTGATTGATGGCGACAACCTGCTATTCGAACCATTGTTTGGCAACCGGCAAGTCACAATTCTGGGACCTGCGACCATTCGAGGCAGCGGACACGCCAAAATCCAAGGCAAAAAAATCGTTATTGTGGGTGACGAAAAAAAAGTACAGCTTCAAGCGCAATATATTACCCCTAGCCATCCGATACCTGGCATGGGCATAGTCACCATTGCCCAGTTAGACGCGAACCAGCAGGTAAACTTTTGTCGTACTCCCGCCACGGCAATTGTTGTCGGGCAACAATTTATCGCCCGTTTTACCCCGACCCAACCTGCTAATAATCCGTCAACTGGCCCAGATGTGACAACGCCGAGTATGGGCAAAGGCCGCTTTATTGCCAGCCAATATGCGGTCAGTGCCGGGTAAATAACCTCTTCAACCCTATTTTTAAATAACAGGTGGAATAAATATGGGACAAGCCGAGTTAGATAATAAACTCTCTGCTATTGTGCCAGATACTGTATTTAAACTTGATGAAAGAAGTACACTGGATATTTTAAACTGGCTTAAAGCTTATGCTGAAAAAATCCCTTTCGATCAAGATAAAAATCAATTCTGGGATAGTTTTTACTTTATTCAGGAAAATACTCCTGAAGAATTAGAGGATATTTACCAACATGCTAATAAAGCAGATGGCCTTTTACCGCCACATCAAGCTTTTGTTTTTGCTTTTTTAAAGTTATTAGAAACATCCAACCGATTATTAAATACCTTCCCGGCCCGACACCGCGATCTTTATTACCGGGAATTACTGGGACTAAGCCCCAGAAAAGCCCAAGCGGATAGCGTTGCTTTAGGCATTACCTTAAATACAGATAACGCAGAATATCTTATCCCTAAAGGAACCCTGTTTGATGCCGGGCAGGATAGCGTCGGCAACCCATTACAATATACATCAGAAACAGATTTACTAGCGAATCAAGGGGAACTGACCGACCTGCGTTGGTATCGGAAAGATAAGGATAGCTGGCAATCGACAATACCTCTTAGCCTCTCAGATAACATTGCATTACCTGAAAATGGTATTCAACTTTTTAGCCCGACAGCCAATGATGTGGCAGTGCTATCCGGTTATCTGATTAAATCATCTTTATTTTCTATGCCCGAAGGAGAACGCCATATCACATTGACGCTGGAAAACGATTGGGAAGGTCAAGCTGAACATCTCACCGCTAAAATCAGTACAGGAGATCACTGGTTATCGTTGTCGGTAAATCCTAATCGTACTAACAAAAACACTATTGAGCTTGAATTATCATCCACTGATGATCCTATCAGCCCGCCAGATAATCTTGATGGCATGACATTCGACATACCGGTATTAAAACTAGGCACTACTCAGAAACCCATGTTGCCCAAAATTACCGGGATTGAAATCAATATTAACGGCAACCGCAGTGTGCGCTATGCCTCTGATGGTGGTATCGAACAGACGGATACCACCAGCTCCCCCTTCGGTCAATCACCATCACTGGGTTCTGGTTTTAATCTGGTTGCCCCAGAATGGTATGGCACTGAAAACGCAACATTGACGATGACTCCTCAATGGGTTGGCTTACCGACAAGCAGTTTTTCAACATGGTATGACAAATATAATCCGAAACCTGCCAGTAATGGGGTGTTCAAAGTACAAGGTTACTTAGTCACATCTCAAAAGAGAGACGTTCTTAATGATGCTAAATCTCAGCCATTATTTGATGGAACAGGTGCCCCACAAGGGCAAAGCCTGACATTTATCTTGCCAGCAATGCATTATCCCCTCACAGACAGCCCATCGCCCAACGAATGGCCTGCATCCGTGCGCATAGAATTGGCCGAACAGGATTTTATGCACGCCCAGTACTGGCAAAATCCCACGGATAAAAATGTTCCTTATACACCACAAATCAGTGCATTGCAGATTCAATTCAGCACTACAGCTAAACCTGAACAATTCACCGTTTACCCGCTGACGCCTTTTGGTTGGGCAAACACAAACGAAGATCCCCCTTCATTCACTAACGACGCACTCTATTTGGGTTTCACTAATGTGTTACCGGGACAAACTTTATCGCTATATTGGCAGTTAGAGGGCTTTAAAGCGCTCAACTTATCCTGGTTTTATCTCAATCAGAGCAACACTTGGGGTTCATTGGATCAGCTAGTTGACGACCAGACCCATAACCTGTTTGACCAAGGTACCTGGCGCACACTACTGCCACAGGACGCGTCAAATCAGGCAACTCTGATGCCAACAGGACGATACTGGCTGAAAGCAGAAATAACCCATCAGGCTGAATCTCAGGATTACCCAAAAATTAAAGGCATACTGTACAACGCCGCCACAGCTACCTTAATCAATGCAGAACTCGTTGAAACTGACCACTTTATCAATGGATTACCCGCCGACAGTATTACACAACCGGTCAATGCGTTAGTTGCTATCGATAGTATCAATCAGCCTTGGGTATCCTGGAACGGCCGCCCGGAAGAGACAGAACAAGCCTTTCTGACACGGGTTTCTGCCCGGTTGTCCCACCGTAACCGGGTACTGAGCTGGGATAACATTGTCACTTTATTGAAAGAACAATTCGTCAGCTTATTTGATGTTAAATACCCTTCTGCCAGTGAGTTAACTAAAATCCCGGCACAGAAAGAACAACAACTGATTGCGATCCCCGACAGTCGCTACAAAGATAACGATGATGCGCTACGCCCGATTCTGAATCCGGCCCGACTGGCGGAAATGGTCGACTGGATAAGCCAACTCAGCAGTCCCTGGACCACCCTCAAAATCAACAACCCGACCTACGTTGACGTGCTGATCAGCTATCAACTGGTGTTTGTCACAGGGATTAATCCCGACTACGGCCGTCATCAGTTACAACAGGAACTCAGTCGAAAATATATGCCGTGGGCAGAAGATAGCGCTATCGGCGTCACAACCGGTAATCGCATTGATTACTACCCATTATTAGCCACGATTCAGCAGTCACCTTTAGTTGAACGAGTCACCAACTTAACGTTGAAAAAATCGTCCCAAACCGCAGGAGCAGTCGGCGACAGTGTAGAAGCTGCTGATAATGAAGTACTGATTTTGGTTTGGTCAGAAAATAGTTCCACTAATAAAGGAGCAGACAGTGAATAATCAAGACGCCCTGTTTCCCATCGTTAAAGACGATATCGCCTTTGAGACCTTACTCACTCAAGCTAAGACGGTCATTGAGCAACAGTCTGGGCAACTCTGGAGCAATACCGAAGAAAATGATCCCGGTATTACCTTATTAGAAGCCTGTTGTTACGGCGCATCTGATCTCGCCTATCGCCATTCGCTACCCCTGCGCGATTTGCTTACCCCCGAAAAACAAGAGCAGACACTGGGTGATGGCATTTTTCCACAGGAATTCGGCCCACAACAAATGCTGACCTGTGGCCCGATCACTGCGGAAGATTATCGCCGGGCTTTACTGGACTTACATAGCAGCGACACCGACAATGAAACAAGTGAAGATTATTTTTTCTTTAACGATGTACGGCTTATTTGCGAACCTGAAAGTGAACGTTATAAGTACTGGTATAACAAAGAAAGCCGTGAATACAGTTTTATTCAAGAACAAGAACAAGAACAAGAACAATTACAGTTAACACTAAGAGGAAACTATTGGCTTTATTTACTTCCCAACCGGGAAACGGAAGATGATAAAACACTGACTCAGAAAAGGCTCAATGATTTCCTAAAAGATAACCGTAATCTGGGGGAATCCGTCAGTAAAATTATCTGGCTGCAACCCGTGGATTTCTTATTGCAGCTTGATATTGAACTTGATGATGATGTCAGTGATCTTGCTGATATATTTGCCCAAGTTTATATGACAACGGAACAAATGGTGCTTACAAGCCCATTACGCTATAGCACCCAAGCTATGATTGAACAAGGTTACAGTAATGAAGAGATATTTGAAGGCCCTTATTTACATCACGGTTGGATACCGGAATTATCGGCGGCTAAAGATTACACCAAGCCGACAGAATTAAAGCTCAGCCATCTGGCTAATCGTTTACTGGCTATTCCCGGAGTACAAAATATTACCCGATTGGCATTAGGCAAGCATGATGAAAACATTTCTCCGCTGGCGGACGATAGTTGGTCCTGGACAATCGCTCAAGGATACTATCCCAGGCTATGGGGTAACGATCCCTTAGACTTAATTTCCTCATCAGCAAGCCCACTCACTATTACCGCCAAAGGCGGAGTAAAAATCACTGTTTCTAAACAAGATATAGAGAACAAAATCATTGCAGAACCCTTGATTGAAACACAGCCCGAATTACTAAACTGGGGCAAACATCGTAAAGTCCTGGATTACTATCCAGTCAGCAATAAGTTACCTGCCTGCTATGGATTACAGACCTATGCGGAGACTCAACAACAAGTGCACTTGCACCAATTTATGTTGCCTTTTGAGCAAATGCTGGCTAATGGCTGTGCTGAACTCGCTCTCTTGCCGAAACTGTTAGCATTTAAACAACGGGGAAATACGGTATACGGTACACAATGGCCTTTTAAAGCGAATACTGTCGGTCAGCAAGTCCATCAGGAAATCATGCCCGATTTAATCAAACAACTAAATAATGATTCCCAAATTAACAGTGATGACGGTATCCATTCACAAAATTACACAAAAGAACTATCAATCCTGAATTACTTATTGGAATATTTTGGTACCCATCGTGCGGCCAGACCACTCACTCTGGATTCACTGGATTTTCTCTCTACTCAACGTGGCTATTTGGCACAGCAACCCGAATTAACCTATCAACGTAATAACATTCGTATTGATAAAGTATCAGCGCTTCAGAAACGTATTGCTGCCCGGCTTGGTTTGGGAGGAAAGTGTTTCGAGGAAACCTCAAAGCTGGATGAACTTCCTTTCTACCTGATTGAACATCGACAGTTATTACCGGTAAAACCTGACACGAAATTCGACAAGGAGCAAAAACCCGATAAGCTGAAAATAAAAAGCGTACCCAATTCTAAAAACCAACAATTAATCATTACCCAAAATGGGACAACGGGCCAGCTATTGTATGGTCAGGTCATTAATCTAATTATTAAAGAAAAAGAAAATCAAGATATTAGAGTAAAATTCATATTACGAGGCCAAATGATCACAGATATTACAGGAGAGTCATTTATTCTTGACACCCGTAATAGCACGGCTTTAGCACGTAGTTTGATCGACGTACAGAACGCATATAATGACGGTAATCTATACTGGTGTAATAGCCCGGTATGGATGGAAGATATGGATTATCAACTGGTTTATGCCAGTGAGATATATCAAACGGGAACAGAAAATGAACGCTGGATTACCTCCAGCCCCCAAAGTCCCTTCCCTGCCATGATCGAAGAAAATGATGAAATTACACTGAAATATGTAATTACCCCATCCGGGCCGAAGAAATCTGATCATGAACTCAAGGCAAACGTCATTAAATTTGATCGTATTCAAGGCAAGATATTAATTAAACTCACCCAGGACTCACAGGATAATTTTCCATTAGCGGCAGACGCCTGGCGCTATCGTTGGTATTTCTCCAGCGAAAAATATGCTTTAGCCGATCGCTTTTCATTTGTAGTCAGTATGGTGATTAATAGCCAACTCGTTAAAAATGACGACGTTGATCCTTACAAATTGGAATCTTGGGCGAAAACCGAAATTTTGGCTGAATTTCCCGCTCATCTTTCCATGATTATCCACTGGCTGTCACCGGAAGATTTTAAAGATTTTGTCAGTACCTATCAACGCTGGCAAAATAATGGCGCTCCCTTAGGGGACGAGGCATACCATGTTTTAGAAACTTTAACCCTGGGAAGATTACCTTCTGCCGCAACAGGTATTGGTAATATGAGAATTGCTACCGCACAGCAACGTATTGGTGTGGTTGGTGAATCCGGTAAAGAATGGAATACAGAAGTGATTATTAGTAATCAGTTAGTGTATGTACCTTATACTGGAGAAAATTTAAATAAACGCTGACTTTAATCATGAATATAGAAAAATATCGATTAAAAACGCTCATGTTTAATTTTCAAATGATAAAGAAATTAATTTACTTTAACAAAATAAATATTAACCTTACATTAAATCAAGTATCTTTTTTAATTTTCATTTAATTATAATGAAAAACTCATAATCATTTCACATTATACAAAAGGTGATATAAATGGAAAAAGAACATAATCCATATAATTCAGAAACCAATTTAGAAACCAATTTAGAAAATACCAATATTAAATCAACGGGTCCTTCAGCCGATGATTTAAAAAGCCGTTTTAAAGAAGGCAGTATTCCATTACAAACCGATTATGCCGACTTGATTGATATTGCGGATATTGGCCGCCGGGCTGTAGGCAAAGCACCAGATCAAACTAATAATCCAAATTCAGCGTTGGAACTGGATGACAACTCTGGGCTAAAAATAAAAATTAACTCCACCGGCGGTTTAAAAGCAGATCAAGACGGATTAAGTGTAAAACTTAAGGATAAAAGCTTATTAGCTGACCCTAACGGATTAGCAGTCAATGCCGGTAGAGGGGTAAAAATTAATAACGATCAGCTTGAAGTCGATGGTTATCATGGTATTGAAATAGTTAACGAAGGTGTAAAAGTTAAAGCAAGTAATGGGATTAATGTTAATAGCGATGGTGTTTCAGTTAAAGCGGGTAATGGCATTTCTGTTAGTGGAAAGGGAGTGGAAGTTAAGGCTAAAGATAAAGGTAGTATTTCCGTTGATTCGGATGGTATAGCTGTTAAGTATTGGGATGGTGGAGGTATTGTAGCAACTGATAATTCCGGTCTCTATTTGAAATTAGAAGGGGGAAATACAAACAATGGTTGGAGTGGTGTAAGTGGTTTGAGCCTGAGTAAAAATGGTGTAAAAGTCAAAGCGGGTAACGGTATCACGGTTGATTCAAGCGGCGTCAGTATTGATCCCAAAACAGTACTCCCTAAAGGAATGATTGTGATGTTTTCTGGTAGTAGTGCTCCTACTGGATGGGCTTTTTGTGATGGTAATCATGGAACCCCAGACTTAAGAAGCCGTTTTGTCATGTGCAGTGAAACTATTTCTGAAACAGGGAAAAGCAGTAATAAAGCTAGTGGGAGTGGAAATGGAAAAAACTATTCCAGAAATACAACATCAACGACGGTTTCTGTTAGTGTTACTGTGAAAAATACGACATTAACAGAATCACAAATACCTTATCATTACCATATTGGAGGTATGGGTTATTGGACTAATAAGGGAATGAAATATGGTACCGAATATTACAGCGAGTATGCTTCATATATACGTAATGATCTGGATAGTGTAATGCAATCAGCCAATGGCGCGAGATACGCATACACATCACCCTCAGGAGGAGGACAAGGACATAATCACCCAGCAACAGCATCATCCCCTTCACATGATCATAGCGTTAATGTAATTCCACCTTATTACTTATTAGCCTTTATTATGAAACTTTAATTCTATTCTACAAATACAGATTTAAATTACCTATTATTTACTCATTACCAAGGAAATATCAATATGACTTCGGAGCCAAATCTGTTAAATCGGATTACCATTACTATTGAGGCTAACAATCAGCAGGTAGCTAAGAAAGTATTGCATGGCTCCCTGCTTAATCAAGCCAATATAAATAACTTATTCAATACATTATTCACTCAATATCCTATTAATAAGGATATCTATTTAGAAACATTAACCTTGGATCTTGGCGAAATAAATTTTCACGACTTTAATTCATTGTTTCCTGCTCGCCTCAAGGTTGCACTGATTAAAGCACTAAGCCAATATCAGATAAATAATAAGGAAGAAATTCACCTGAATGCACCAATACCAAATAAAATCACCCATAATTCTTCTTTATCTGGTGATAATAACTTTATTAATGCAGAGAATTTCATTCACTTCTTATATCAAAAAGATCCCCAATTAAATCCAGCGGAGGCAATAGCGAATAATAAAAACAGTGATATCAAGATTAAGAAATTAATAAATCAATTAACACGAATAGACAACAAATCAGCATTACTATTAGCAAAAAGCTGTTTATCTGAACATAGCCTGCAACGGCTTTTAACTATCAAACAACCCGCTTTATTGAGCGCCATCAACCGCAGATTATCCGAAAACATAAATAAACCACAACACCAAGAGGCGCTTGCCTCCTCCGGGCAACTGATACTCAATGCACTGGAATATATACAGCGACATAATGCACAGGAACTAGTTAAACCCGATGCAAAAATCATCTCGCGTATTACAACTGAGCTCAATAACGGTACACTTAATGCCGCGTCTGTTATTACATTATTTCGCCAGGCTATGACCGACAATATCCCATTAAATAGTTGGCTAAAACAACTCTGGCAAACAGTTGCTATTTCACAGCTTTGCCAACAGCACCTGTCGGTTGAAGAACACCAATATCTATTGGCATGCTTTATACCAAACCACACGGATAAAAATAGATCTGAGATAAAACCCTCCATGGGTGGCGATAACTCTTCAAACGATCAGAAATATCAACATCCGACAAATCAAAAAGTAATTGCCGAAGATCCGCAAGCATTATCAATATCAGATAACCCATCGGTTATTAGAGGAAATAACCTCAACCCACTTCAAACCATCAACAAACCATACTCTGAACAGACTTTATTACCTGAACACCTTTTTCCACGCCCAGTAAATAATGCCGGGATATTAATTTTGTGGCCGATGCTACCCGCACTGTTTAATCAACTTGGCCTGCTCGAAGCACAGAAATTTATCCATCATCAGGCTCAGTTCAATGCCGTTGATTTACTTGACTACCTGATTTGGGGCACCGAAGAGAGACCAGCAGAAAGAAAAGTACTGAATAACGTTCTGTGTGGATTAATGGCCGACGAAATGATTGAATTAACTCCTGTTGAGCCGGAAAAACAGTTGATAATAGATCAATGGCTGGATGCCGTTATCAGCCAACTTCCCGGCTGGAAAAAATTAAGCCGTAATGATGTCCGTCAACTGTTTTTACAACGACCGGGTGAATTACTGGCAGACGAGCAAGAAATCAAAATCTCCATCCAGCATCAGCCATTTGATGCGCTGTTGGCTGATTGGCCGTGGCCATTAAATATCGCCAAACTTCCCTGGCTGGATCGCCCTTTAAAGATTGACTGGAAAAATATTTAGAAGGTTTATATGGATTACCCGCTGATAAATAACCACGATATAACGGCAAAATCACACTGGATTTATCCCCATTTAGAACGTATCGATTTGCGGTTACAGCATTACTATTATCAAAAATGTGATAAATACGATTCCTTACCGGAAAGTTTTTTACTCGCAGAAGATAAATTAGAACAACGTCTGGCAAGACCACAGGGCATTCCCCATTGGCTAACTAAACCAGATGATATTATCAGCCACCCAGCAGCAAAGGAAAATACTGTCCCTGATGCATTGTCATTATTAGTCGAACGTTTCGAACTGACTGAATTTGAACGGGATACCTTGTTATTAGGTTTATTGCCGCATTTTGACAGCCGTTATCATGCACTATTTGCTGCTCTCAATGGTAACAGTAAAAAACAGTGGCCGAGTTTTGCTTTAGCGATTGAATTATTTAGCCAATGTCAAAGTGATCGACAATTACTGCAAAACAGTTTTTTACCGCAAACACCATTAATCAACAACCAACTACTACGGCTTAATAATCAAGAAGAACCAATCTGGTTACAAACACAATTTTTAACTCATAACTCGGTATGGCATTTTTTATCGGGGCAACGAGTTATTCTACCGCCATTAATAACCTGTGCTAATTGGCATACTCCAGCCCCACATAATTGGTATCCGCAAACTCTTTATCATTCATTTAAGAAAATATTATTGAATGACACCAACGAAATACAGCCATTAATCATACTCAGAGGAAAACAGGACAGCGCCAGAGAATTAGCAGTCAGTAATATTATGGCATCTCATGGCATCAATACCTTAACGCTTGATTTAGCCCTTCTGCCAGATGACGAGAACCCAACGGAAATAACTCACTTGCTAGCGGATACAATCCGAGAAACCCGGCTACATAACGCTTGTTTATTAATTCGCAATTTTTCTTTGCTTACAGAGGCAAAGAAAATATTACATCGCAATTTATCTATTTTGTTGAATCAGCCGAAATTACGTGTGGTTTGCTTGGCAGAGCCGGGAGATATATTAGTCTGGATTAAGCACCAACCAATGGTACAAATTAATATGCCCATTGCGACATTGGCGGATAAGCAAACCTTGCTAAAAGCAAGCTTACCGGAGAATATCGCGCAAAAAATTAATATTACTCGGCTTTGTCAGCGCTTCTCTTTTACCGCGGAAACATTACCACTCATTGTTGAAGAAGCACATCAATACCAAATGATTCGGCAACCAGAAGGCCAGCTGGAAGAAACTGATTTACGTAAGGCATTAAGTTTCCGTGCTCAACAAAATTTTGGTAAATTAGCCCAACGAATCACCCCAAAACGCAGTTTTAGCGATTTAGTGGTTTCAGATATGTTAGCGCAACAGTTAAAAGAGATCGTCGCAGCCATTAATTACCGTGACCAAATTCTAAGCGCTGGATTTCAGGAAAAAATCAGCTACGGTACCGGTATTAGCGCGCTATTTTACGGTGAATCAGGTACCGGCAAAACAATGGCCGCAGAAGTGATTGCCGGGTATCTTGGCGTCGATTTAATTAAAGTAGATCTCTCAACCGTAGTGAATAAATATATTGGCGAAACGGAAAAAAATATCTCCCGTATTTTCGATCTGGCCGAAGCCGATTCCGGGGTACTATTTTTCGATGAAGCCGATGCTTTATTTGGCAAACGCAGTGAAACTAAAGATGCCCAAGACAGACATGCCAATATTGAAGTTTCTTATCTGCTACAACGACTAGAAAATTATCCGGGATTAGTGATTTTAGCCACCAATAACCGTAGCCACCTTGACAGCGCGTTTAATCGCCGCTTTACTTTTATTACTCGTTTTACTTACCCTGATGAAAAATTACGTAAAAAAATGTGGCAAAAAATCTGGCCGGAACAATTGACACTATCCAATGAAATTGACTTTTCCCATCTGGCTAAACGGGCTGATTTAACCGGGGCTAATATCAGGAATATTGCTTTATTGTCATCAATATTATCAGCAGATGATAACTGTCAACAAATCGAAAATAAACATATAGAACGAGCCGTGATACTTGAATTAAATAAAACGGGACGGCTAGCTTTTTAAAAACTTAGTAGAATTGGAGTCAACATGACAATCATAATTGCTTCTGATAACGCGATTATCGAAATTAATCAAGCATTAAATACCATTTTATCCCAATATTTAAATATTACTGGTCAGAATATTGATATTCGTTTTGATCTACCCGAAATTAATTCCATTCAATCAGAACCGACGGTCAGTGTATTTCTTTATGAGATACATGAAGATCTACAATTACGTTCTGCCGAATCAAGACGTTATAACCCATCAACTAACACATTATTACCGGGATGGGTCAATATCAATTGTAACTATTTAATTACCTACTGGGATGCCAGTAAGCCCTCCAGTGACAGCTCCAGCCCAGACAGCCAACCCAATAATCAAGCGGCACAAGTGATGACTCGCATTTTAAATGCATTAATTAACAACCGTCAATTAACCGGTCTTCCCGGTGCCTATACCAGAATTATTCCACAACAAGAAAACCTAAACAGTCTGGGTAATTTCTGGCAAGCTCTCGGTAATCGTCCTCGCCTTTCTTTACTTTATTCCATTACTGTACCTATGAAATTGAAAAATATTGAAGACAATGTAATCCCAGTCAGTAAAATATCCGCTTCTGTGGACCAAAAACCCAATCTGGATAACTCACAAATAAACCAGGCTTTAATAGATAAATTATGTGTAGAATTAGGCGGTACAGAAGATGTACGTCTTGCCTTGGCTAAAGTGAATCTGACAACCAAACCTGATACAGAAAATAATCAAAATCAGGAAAATGAAAGTGTTATTGTTGAAGTTTCGGGTATTACTAGCGTAACTTATTTACCACAAATAAAAGATACACTTACCAAATGGAAAAGCAGTCAAGAGGCTATTGTTAAGATAAATGGTGTTAGCATTGTTGTTTCTAAAGAAAATGCTGATAAGCTAATTGGGATTTAAACTTAATTTTTATACTAAAATAACAAACAATCATTCACCTAATAAATAATTATATAGGATAAGGCGATCTCTCTAAAATTCATGAAAAAATCAAAAAAGTATTGAAAAAAGAAGACACAGAACCATTGGAACTTATAGGCGTTACTGTTGAAGGAATAATCGAGGAAATGAAAAAAACTGATGAAAAATATGGACAATATGAATACAAAGATGAAGATATAACGAGTTATCCTATAGCTTGGACGAATCCTGATAATGGAAAAATTTATATAGGAATAAATTCTCCAGAATACTCGCATTTGAATAATAAAGGAGAATCTGAGCTCAATTTGGCAAAAATAATATCTACAATAATTCATGAAAGCCTTCATGCGTCATCACATCAGCATAAAGGCTTACAGTCTCAAACTGATACAGGAGCAGACAACCTAAACTATGATGAATATGTGACAGACTATTTTGCAAGAGAAGTTTATAAACAAATATTACCCGATAAAGACTATGTTGCCAATTGTTTTACTAAGGGATTAGGCGGTGAAAATAAAATATGGGGAGGAAACATTGTTGAATTTATGATTCAATAAAAACATGCCTCTTTGGAAGAAATAAGATAAGCTTATACAGAAGGTAAACCATTTAATAAACTAGATGGTAAATTACTAGAGGATTGGAAAAAATATGAAAAATTGGGGAAAAATACCTGACCTACCTAATCAAAATTAATGGATGAAGTTATCTCAGTCAGATTAATTATAGAGTCTTAATAAATAAAAAAACAATCTCTCATATGAATATTGAAGTACAAAATATCCAGTGAGTTATTTAAAAGAATACCAATCTATTTATTTTCATAGTCATGCATATTGCACTTGCCATGCTAAATCTTGCAATATATTTATTAAAATAATCATAAGGTGATAACATGTTCAGCACATATTCTAGTAAAAATGACAACCAAACAATAAATAAAATAAACACAGAAGAAAAACATGAAAACACAGAAACCGATAATCACTTGGAAATAAACTTAGAGCATACAGGGAAAAGTAAACCGGATATAGAACCAAAAGATGTCACTACAGGTACCATTAATGCAGGTACTCTTCTATATAAAACGACCGCTATCCCAGAGTTTTTAGACAACGCAAAGAGCCTGGGTTTAGCAGAATATGAGAAACGACATAAAGATATACAAGATTACTTAAACCTAGGTAAAGCTGAGGATGCTGAGAAACTCAAAAATAAGTCACAGTGGGCAGGGCAATATTTCGCCTTAGAAAAAAGTTATGATGAATATGCAAATGAAGCGCCAGATAGCTACAATAACCTACTGAAAAACGCTGGAAAAGACCTGCTGGAAAATACAGAAGAAGTCAAAGTTTTCTTGTACACATTTAAAGTAACAAAAGATATCAAAGTTCTCAAACCACACAACAATTCTAATTCTTACTATGTAGGCGATACAGAAGGTTGGGAAAAAGCAAAAGAGATAATGAATGATGTTCAATCTCAATCCGAAAAGAATGACAATCCATTTCCCGAGTTAAAAAACCTAGAAGACAAAAATTTTCTCCTGGAAGAACTTGGAGAGAAAGGATATGCATGGATGGGGCCACTCCATGCAAAAGAAGGAGCAGAGAAAGGAACTGAATTCTCTTACGAGCTCGCAATCAGTCCAAACTTATTACGCCAGCACCTCACTTTGGAATCAGAAGAATTACTTGGTACCTACAAGAACCGATATGGTTATTGGGACAAGAAGTGAGATTTTTAACTTCGCAAAAGGAAACTGTAATTTTAAAACCTATCATTGGAAAATAAACCTTTCAAATAAATAAAAAATCTACAGATAACAAATCTAACTATAATAAAGGATTTATAAATATGCCAAGATATTCTAATTCTCAGAGAACCCCTACACAAAGTACTAAAAATACCCGTAGAACATCTCCATCATCAAACTCTTCTACTGAACATCTTTCACTTTCAAATGCTCCGACTAATGACTCCTCCGTTCGCCAAGAAGTTAAGGAAAAATTTATTTGGGAAGGTCATTGGGAAGGTCATATGGAGGCAATTGAAAAAGCGTCCATACTTGGTAATTTTGCTGTCAGTTTTCGGGCCGCAGGTAAACCAACACTCGAAGCTTTGGGTAAAGGTGCCGCAGCTAAGGGCCATGATATTCTGGAAAAAACCATTAAACCCGGTTCAATTGAAAAAGCATATCCTGAAAACGAAGCTTCAGATGTCATAAAGAAAGTGCGGGAAGCGGGTATTGAAGGTTATGTCGGTCACTGGAATAAAGAAACGGGACGTCTCGAAGGTATTTATATGAGCAGCGGTCACGGTTTACCAAATGGACAGGTCAATGGGAAAATTTATCCCATAGATTTAAACAACCTCGAAGCAAGTCTGGCTCCTTTAAAAGAAAAAAAGAACTGGGCTGCGCTGCCTTTCACCGGTGATTATGATATGCATGACATGATTAGTTTCACCACTCAGCCACATTCAGTGCCATCCAATTCATCAGAAGAAAAAAAAATTATCGATCGCATTAACGAATATATCGCTAAATCTGATTCAAACCGGCCATTTGAAGATATAGAACATAATGTTATCAGGCATGGTCCTCAAGTAAGCTATCCTGCTTTTGCGATGGATAAAGAAAAAAAAGAGATAAAGGAACGCGGGGGAATTGTTAAAGCCGTTGCTGAACCCGGCGAATTTCCGGTTGCTATCGTCAGTAAAGGGAAATGGACAATTGCCAATAATATCAATGAACTGGAGCAATTCTATAATAGTATTGGCGCAAAAATGAAAGCAAGCTGGAAACCCGGCGCTGGAAATCCCGGATTCGTTTCCAATCCACAAAAACCAGGAATGGCCCGATTTAGCCGGAAAAAATAAAATAAATTATTATTACGTCAACAACATCCTGCAAAATAAAGAGGATTTTGGCCTATTTTATGTCACTCAACATTACACATGGGAAATCTTTAATACATAAAGATCTAACAGAATTTCCTGAAATTGAAGCAGAGATTTTGTTGCTGCCTAAATAACACTTCAAAATAAGTAATCATCTGGAAAGAACTCAGACAAATTTTTGCGATCTGAACATCCAAGATTAACGGAAATATAAGTAATCGATATTTTGACAAAAGGATTATCATTATGCGAATGCAAGTTAAAAACTGATTGAAATGAATGGCTTTCATAAAGTAGTTGTTGTAAATATAATATTTTCTCGTTTTTCCTTTTCTGATATTTGATTCTTTAGGCTCTTCTATTAATGCATTCGGTAAAGATTTGCCTGAGAAAATATGCGAAGATGTTTTTTGTAACTTGGTAAAAACACTATAAATGGTAATGACTAACTAATAAGACAGAGAAACAGATTGTGGCAAAGAAAGAAAAACGGCCTCACCATGACGCGCTATTCAAACATTTTTTAACACAGCCCGAAACGGCCAGAGAATTTCTATCCCTTTATTTGCCCGAAGAGATCCAGTTGTTGTGTGATTTAGCCACATTGAAACTGGAGCCCGGCAGTTTTGTGGATGAGCATTTACGTCAACTGCACAGTGATGTGTTGTACTCGGTCGAAACGGCCCGGGGACAGGGCTATATCTATTGTCTGATTGAACATCAATCCACCCCTGACCCGTTGATGGCCTGGCGACTGATGTATTACGCCATGTTAGCGATGGCGGCTCACCTGAAAAAAGGCCATACTGAACTTCCTTTGGTGGCACCTCTGCTGTTTTATCATGGTGAGATTCGGCCGTATCCTTACTCAAACCGGTGGCTGGATTGTTTCACGCTCCCCGAACAGGCGGCTCGCTTATACCGTCAGGCGTTTCCGTTGGTGGACGTCAGTGTGCTCAGCGATGAAGAGATCCTGACGCATAAAGGGGTTGCCCTGATGGAGCTGGTGCAAAAACATATTCGCTGTCGGGATATGCAGGAATGGCTCCTCCAATTGGTGGAACTCTTGAATGCGGGGTATAATACAACTGAGCAGCGCAATGTGGTGTTACGCTATATTTTACTGAATGGACATACGCCGGATCTCTCACAATTTGTCCATCAACTGATTGAACAATCTCCGGAGCATGAAACGATGTTGATGACTATTGCAGAACAGCTTGAACAAAAAGGGCTTGAGCGAGGTATCAAGCAAGGCATTGAGCAAGGTATTGAGCAAGGTATTGAGCAAGGCATTGAGCAAGGTATTGAGCAAGGTATTGAGCAGGGTATTGAACAAGGTATTGAGCAGGGTATTGTGCAAGGCCGAGAGGAAGGCCGAGCGGAAGGTAAACTGGAAACGGCTCGTGCCTTATTACGGCATGGCGTGAGTTTGGACATTATTGTCACCAGTACCGGACTGAGCCGGGATAAAATTGAAACGTTAAAGCATTAAATTAATCTTCTCTTTGTACAGCAAAATGCCGATATTTAAGATCGGCATTTTTGTTCTTATTCAGGATGATGGTTACTTTTACGTTTGCCCGGCGAAGCTGAAACCGGTCAGACTGAAACAGCAATCTCCGGAGCATGAAACGATGTTGATGACTATTGCAGAACAGCTTGAACAAAAAGGGCTTGAGCGAGGTATCAAGCAAGGTATTGAGCAAGGTATTGAGCAGGGTATTGAACAAGGTATTGAGCAAGGTATTGTGCAAGGCCGAAAGGAAGGCCGAGCGGAAGGTAAACTGGAAACGGCTCGTGCCTTATTACGGCATGGCGTGAGTTTGGACATTATTGTCACCAGTACCGGACTGAGCCGGGATAAAATTGAAACGTTAAAGCATTAAATTAATCTTCTCTTTGTACAGCAAAATGCCGATATTTAAGATCGGCATTTTTGTTCTTATTTATAGGGAGAGAAATGACACCTTAAGAGCATGGGGAATGCGATTAGGTGAGCTGTTTGCGGAAACAAAATAACTTGTTCTGTTTCGTCAAAACCTTGATGTTCATGCGCCTGATGTAACCGTTTATTATTGATTTTTGCATCCGAACAGAGTTCATAAAAAAGCAAACCATAGGCTCAATACGATCTTTTCCACTCACTCTTTTGATCATCAATTAATCGACAAAATAGAAAATAATCATTCATTCATAATTTTCCTATCCCCAAAGCCAAATAAAACCGCGCTTAATACCTAAAATGAGTAACTCCTACCATACCAATTAATAATTATCACACACTATTAATTAATATTCCCTAAAAATATTCATTACTTATAATCAGGCCGCTTTATTAAATGCGAACTAAATAATCGCGAAATAAATCTTTTCAGCATAAATAATAACCGCCATAAGGCAGGTTGCTGCGGTAGCTATAGCCATAGCTCGGAGCGAATCAAAACCTCAGTATTAATCAAAACAAGGCTATAACGCTTTGTTTATCTTTTAAACGTAAATAACCAATCAAGGAATAAATCATGTCTACAACTCCAGAACAAATCGCTGTTGAATATCCAATCCCTACTTATCGGTTTGTTGTCTCAATCGGTGATGAGAAAGTCCCCTTTAACAGTGTTTCCGGGCTCGATATTTCTCATGACGTCATCGAATATAAAGACGGCACCGGTAATTATTATAAAATGCCCGGCCAACGTCAGGCGATCAATATTACGCTGCGTAAAGGTGTCTTCTCCGGTGATACTAAACTTTTTGATTGGCTTAATTCTATTCAACTTAATCAGGTCGAGAAAAAAGATATTTCAATTAGTTTAACCAACGAAGCCGGCACTGAAATCCTGATGACCTGGAGCGTGGCAAATGCCTTCCCAACTTCATTAACCGCTCCTGCTTTTGATGCCACCAGCAATGAAGTCGCGGTTCAGGAAATTAGCCTGACCGCAGATCGAGTCACTATTCAAGCGGCTTAAGACTCATTTATAAAGCTGTTTACTCAAAATATTGCACAATAATTGGAGGCAACATGCCAACATATTCCTATCCCGGCGTTTATATTGAAGAGGACGCTTCACCCGCACTCTCCGTTCGTTCCAGTGCAACGGCAGTACCAGTCTTTGCTATTACAAACAACAGTTCATTAATATCAGATAAACCCTATATTCGTGTTAGTAGTTGGATGAACTATTTAACACTAAAAGGCGAACCATTTGATCCCAAGAATATCCTTGATGTTTCACTGCGTGCCTATTTTATTAACGGCGGTGGATATTGCTATCTCGTCAAAACTAAAGAGTTAGAAACACAAGTGCCAAAACTTGACGATGTGACATTATTGATTGCTGCCGGAGAAGAGATCAACGAGGTGGCAGGAAAACTTTGTCAGCCGGGCAAAGGGTTATTTGCCATTTTTGACGGCCCACAAAGTGATACCGATATAAAAGAACCAGAAAAAGCTCTCAAGCCTTATTCCCCTACGCCTTATGGCGCAGTTTATTACCCTTGGCTAACCGCTGAATGGGGAGAAAATAAAGCCGCCATTGATATTCCACCCAGTGCAGTTATGGCCGGTATTTATGCCAGTGTCGATAACAGCCGGGGGGTCTGGAAAGCGCCCGCTAACGTTGCTATTCAGGGCGGCTTACAACCTAAATACCCGGTAACCGATGATCTGCAAACGCAATATAACCAAGGCAAGGCATTGAATATGATCCGTACCTTTCCTAAGAGCGGCACGCTGGTTTGGGGGGCTCGTACACTTGAGAACAGCGATAACTGGCGTTATATCCCGGTCCGCCGCCTGTTTAACAGTGCAGAGCAAAATATTAAAAATGCCATGAATGCCATGGTATTTGAACCCAACAGCCAACCCACTTGGAAAGCCGTCCACAGCGCTATCGATAACTATCTCCATACTTTGTGGCAGCAAGGCGGGTTGATGGGCAATAAAGCCGAACAAGCTTATTTCGTCCAAATCGGTAAAGGTCTCACCATGACCGATGACGATATCAAGCAGGGCAAAATGATTGTCAAAGTGGGTCTGGCGGCGGTTCGTCCAGCCGAGTTTATTATCTTGCAGTTTACGCAAAACATCGCTCAATAATCGGAGGCAACATGCCAACTACACCAACTTATCCTGGCGTCTATATTGAAGAAGATGCCTCACTGGCTCTCTCCGTTAGCCAAGGGAACACGGCAATCCCGGTTTTTATTGGCCGTTTCTCACCGAAAAAAATCAGCGCAACACCTGAAATAACACGCGTGAGTAGCTGGTTGGATTTCACTAATCTGTTCAATGTGGGTTGTATTAGGTCGGTAGCAATCAAATCAACTGAGTCTACTCCACCCCCTTCCCTTTCTGTTCCTGAGAAAAGCGAAGGTAATGCAGATAACAAACACAATAATGTAGAAGACAAAAGCAATGCAAAAATCAAACACATTGCAGAAACCAAAAACAATGCAGAAACTAAAGCTAATGCAGAAGTCCAGGACTATGCAGCAGTTGTCCCTGTAACAAAGCCTACTCACATAGACGGTAAAAGCACCCATTACATTCATCAGGTGATTACCGTAACCTACACGACAAGCAGTGATGCCTTAAAGCTTTATTTCCAAAATGGTGGCGGACCTTGTTATATCCTGCCAATTTCTAATTCAGAAGATACCAACACGCTGGCATTAATCCCTGAGTTAATTGAGCAGGCTTTAGAAATTACCTTGATCGTCTGCCCTGAACAGGATCCTGCTTATCAGAGTGCAATATATGGCAACCTGACCCCTTTATTAAAGGCCGGATATTTTCTTATCGCGGATAATCCGAATAAAGAAACTGCACTTAGCGTTAGCCTGCAATCACAAACCGCGACTTATTATCCGGCAGTAAAAGTCTCACAACTTATTCAGGTGGAGGAGAATACCGTCACGGTTTCAGGCTATCAGGATGCAAAAGTTACCCATCTGGCAGAGCTCAAACAGCAAAACTCAGGACTCTATAAGCAAGTTATCGAGGCAATAAAACAAAAAATTGCTGATAACAAAAAACTCATTCCCGCCAGTGCAATCATGGCTGGTGTCTATTGTGCTACCGATGCTCGTCGTGGCGTCTGGAAAGCACCAGCGAATGTGGTTCTCAGCGGGATTAGTGATGTAGCGGATCGACTCACGGAAGATGAGCAAGGCACCATGAATCAAAAAGGTATCAATGCTATTCGCTATTTCACCAACAAAGGGTTTGTCGTCTGGGGCACACGTACTCTGCAAGATGATGACAACTGGCGCTACATTCCGGTTCGACGCTTATTCAATGCGGCAGAACGGGATATCAAGCAAGCCATGCGATTTGCCGTTTTTGAACCCAACAGTCAGCCCACCTGGGAACGGGTCCGCTCAGCGATTGATAACTATCTCCATCAACTCTGGCAACAAGGGGCGCTGGCCGGTAATAGCCCGCAGGAAGCCTATTTTGTCCAGATTGGTCAAGGTGTCACCATGTCCGACATTGACATTAAACAAGGCAAAATGGTGGTTAAGGTTGGAATGGCGGCGGTCCGTCCGGCTGAATTTATTATCCTGCAATTTTCGCAAAATGTAGCACAGTAATCGTACTGAGGCGCGGTTCGCCGCGCCTATTCTGGCAAGGAAATGAGAATGGAAATAAAACAGCCGGGCGTCACCATTACGGAGAACCTGATATCCCAGCAACAAGATGAGGCGTTTATCGGTGTACCGGTTTTTATCGGCTATACTCAACCGAGTAAAAACAATCGTGCTAGTGACAAAACCGCCGTCAAGCTCCACAGCCTGACCGATTTTACCCTGTCATTTGGTGAATCAGGATTAACATACTATTCCGTGCGTCACTTTTTTGACAACGGGGGTCAACAAGCCTATGTACTGTCGTTAGGATCGGATAAACCACGAGGCGATTTTCACTCATTGACCACCACCCTACAACAAGATTGGGTTAAACAAGCGATCTCGGCACAGAGTGCTATCACGCTGATTGTGGTCCCCGATATTGTCTATCTGAATCAGATGGATGATCCCGATTCAGAAATCGATCAATACGACAAAATCCAGTTCTGGCTACAATTTTGGCAATCAGTACTTAGCCTCTGCCAGTGCCGACGCGGCATCATGGGATTGCTGGATGCCCCCGATGATCCCGCTCTGGCCGAGAAATGTTTAACGCAGCTCTCTTCCAGTGATCGGCAATGGGGCGCGGTATACTGGCCAAGATTGAACAGTGCTTATCAGGAACAAAATCAGCCTGTTGTTCTTTCGCCGACCGCCGCAGTGGCTGCCATCATTCAGCGTAACGATAACCAAATGGCGGTCTGGCATGCCCCCGCGAATGTCGCGTTAGCCAAGGTGATAAGCCCAATACGCTCTCACATTGAAGCCGATACCCTGTTTAACCAGAATGGCCCTTCGTTGAATCTGGTTCGCAGCTTCCCCGGCAAAGGGATCAAGATCTGGGGATGCCGCACGCTGGACAATACCCCCGATTCTCCCTGGCGCTATATCCAGACACGCCGTCTGGTTTCCTATATCGAAGCCCATATGACTCAACTGGGCCGGGCCTTTGTGTTTGAACCGAATAACGCCATCACCTGGATGAAGTTTAAAGGTCAGGCTTACAACTGGTTACGTCAGTTATGGCTAAACGGCGGACTGCGCGGTACGCAGGAAGATCAGGCATTTGAGGTGTTACTGGGGATTGACG